GGGGCGAAAGAGGCGCGGACATATGATGCGGAGTATCGTCAGCGAAACAATGACAACAAATCGTCGACGATTGATGGGCGTATGGTTCCGGGGAATATGTCGTTGTTGCAGACCGATGTGAATGTGCGGTCGAGTGCTGGGATGGAATCGGATTTAGCGAATCGGCGCCAGCATATGCCCAACTTGCCTTACATTACTCCGGGGGTTTCTCAAATGGGAGAGATGAGAGGACAGCAACAGTTGTATGGGGGAATGGAAATGGATAGGAGCAATGCTTATGTGCTGAGTGCACTGAAATCGAATCCTTATGCGATTCAACCTTTGACTGGGTATTAACGTCTAGTCGGTCTTTCAGACCTTTTGCATGTCGGTCTTTCAGACCTTTTGCATGTCGGTCTTTCAGACCTTGTCGCGTTTTATATTTGAAAAATATTTGATTTGCAAATATAAAATTATGTTCAATCTGATTACAAGTTACTACCATTCTCCAAACGACGAGAGGCAACAAGAACTGAACCAATGTCTAATCCATAATTCCAAAAACCCGCATATCAAAACCATCTATTTACTGAATGCCCAGATATACAATTTAGATTTTGTCGACCAAGAATACCGAAGCAAAATCGTTCAATTTACAGTGAGCGATGAAAACAAAGACCGTCTCTATTATTATTGCGCTATCCAGTTCACAAATAACTATTTGCATGGTCAGAGATGCATCGTGTCAAATTCGGATATCTATTTTGACGATACATTGAACCTTTTAGAGAATGTAGATTTCAACAATAAATTGTTTGCTTTGTCCAAATATGAAGATGGGGTATTACACGAGAGGACAATTGATTCCCAAGATTCGTGGGTCTTTTCATCGCCATTAAAAGTCGACATTTCAACTTTGAATTTCAAATTTGGACATCCCGGATGTGACAATATATTTGCAGGATTGGTAATGAAATCGGGGTATTATGTTTCGAATCCTTGCAAAACTATAAAAACTCACCATTTACATAAATCTGATTACCGAACATATACTCAGGATGACCGAATATTCGGAGAATATTGGGGCGTTATTCCTGCGGTACTCAGCGAATGCGTTCATATATAACATCATATAAACCGGGGTTGGTGTATATAATGTGGGAACAAAACGACAAACAAAATTATGCAAATCACGTACATCATCATTTAGGACAAATTTGCAATGACGAATTTTCTAACGATATCCGGCAATATGCTTCGGACCCGAAGCATAAGACGTTCTTGGAAATTGGGACGTGGAATGGACTCGGGTCAACTAGGGCATTTAGTGAAGGCTTTTCCCGAAGGGAAAGACCCACACAAGAAGGCTTTGATCGAAGGGAAAGACCCACACAAGAAGGTACCAATCAAGAGGATTACATCTTCTATAGTCTAGAATGCAACGCGGAAAAATGTGCCAATGCGGCAAAATTATATGCTGGTAATGACAAGATGCACATTCTGAACGAAGTCATCTGGAATCAAGAACCCGCGGATTTCTACGACGTTTTCCCCCAATGTAGATCGAACCCGACTTTCCAACACTGGCACGAAGTCGATATGTTGAATATGCAGAAATGTGCGGTGTTCTTGGACAGACCCGAGATCCCCCATGTATTTGATGTGTTGTTGCTGGACGGCGGCGAATTCACGACCTATTACGAATTCCAACTTCTCAAGGATCGCTGCAAAATATTGATGTTGGACGACACGAACGTTGATAAGTGCGCGAAGATTGTCAAGGAAATCGAGGGGGATGCGAGTTGGCAGATTCTGAAACGCGTCAATGTGCGAAACGGGTATTTGATTGCGGAGAGGGTATAATGACAACTGACATATACGCTGATCATATGGTCAAAACCCCCCATATGACCAGTCATTAACGTCTGGTCATATGGGCAAATACCCATATGAACATCGTATATGACTAGTTGCATTTTCCGTTGCTATAAGATAACTGCCTGAAGGGCAGTTATTGAAGGGCAAAAAAAATACGACTAGACATTAATTTACCTTATAATATGGTAAACTATACCATTTCGGTTTTCACTCAACTGAAACGATGCGAAGTGTAATATGGAGTTTATGTTATATAGAAAATTACGAATCATATGGTCGTTTGGAATGTTATAGTATTTGCTAAAATCATAAGGAACTATACTACCATTAAAGTTATAATGGTCTAATATATTGCAATTTGTGTGGTTTAATTTTATTATACCTAGAATTTTAAATATTTTATTGGTTGAATATATGTTATGAAGATTTAATCCATTTTTGGCATATAGTTGTATTATCTTGTTATCACAAAACGGTTCTCTATCAAAGAACCCAACCGATTCGATATTTAGATTAAATATGCTCTCAAAATAGTTTACGGTAGAATATATCCAATACATAAACGGTTCATAACTTCCGTATAGTGCACCATCTACGTCTCTATCGTGAAGATAAGCAGTACGCGTAAACGACCCGCTTATAAAAACAAATTCATTATTAATTTCATTTAAATTTAGAACATTACTTATTATAATGTCGAGACGTAACATTATGTAAATATCATATTTGTCATTATTATCAAATCGATTTTTTAGTATTTGCTGAATTCGCTTGTATACAACCGCCCAAGGAAAAACAACAAAATGGGTTTCTTTGTTGTATATAATAATGTCTTTTAATTGACCGTTTCGATTATAAGACTCCGTTAAGTCTTCACGAAGTTTATCTTCATTTTCATATTTATATTTAGATACCGACCCAATGTTATCAGGTCTATTTGCAGTTAATGTATTACTCTCAAAGTCGGTGTTTATAACAATATCAAATTCAAAATCACTGCTGTTTGGTTTTATGATATGTTCAAATAAGAGGTCAGATGTAGTTTTAAAAGTTCTCGATAATCCAAACAATCCAATCAATACTCGTTTTTTTGAAGTCGACATTTAATATATATTTTAAAATAAATACTAAATTTTAACGCGTTTACATTAGACAGGATTCGAAGTCAAAAAATGATTGTAATATTTCATAAGATTCTTCAAGAATCGAATCGGGAAAATAGGGTCCAATAACTTGTCTGAATCTTCACTGTTAAACCAGACACACACAAAAAACGGAAATACACATAATGCATTTTTAAAGTCGGTCATGTATTCTTCGTAAGTAACCCCATAGGTTTCTTTATTCAATTTATAATAATAGTTGACCACAATTTCGACCGTTAACCAGTCAAATTCAACACTTTCAACCAACAGAAATACTATATCACTAACTCCTTTGTTTAAATGAATATACTGCCAATCAAGTAATATAGGGTCGATGTTGTTTTTGTAGAATATATTTGGACTTTTTAAATCTCCGTGACAAACACTGAGAGGATATTGCGAAACCGCATCGTATATAGTGTCTATATTTGCAAATATATTTGATAGCAAGTTGCGTTCATATTTGCTTAACAATGTATGTGTATTTTTTGCAAATTTATCAAATCGATTTAGTATTAATTCTTTGTAATAAGATATTTCATTTATTTTTTTTAACGGTTTTATAGAAGATATAATGTGTTCTTCAGAACAAAAATGAAATGTGCTATGCAGGTCAAAAATACAATTTACTATATTCAACAGAGTTTGAATATTTTTGTTTAGGTTAATGTTAAATGACCCCGCATATTTGTTTAAGTTCTCCAGAATAATTGCTTCTTTGTTGTTAACATTAAAATTACCCATGTATTTCGGCACGTTTTTTATTAAACGCGATAGGTTAGTGTAAAAGTAAGATTCATTTTTATACATATCCAATTTTAATGCGGTTTCAGACAGTTCATTATCAAGGTTGCTAATTTTAAGTATAATATTTTCATCTTCTCCGTTGTTATACTCGACCGTATACCCAATGATGTCGCATATATATCCAGTTTTTATACACTCTTTATTTTGCGTGATTCGTTTTATTGGGAAAGAATTTATATTATTTTTTAATTCTACCAGGTGATTGACTTCAACGTTTCCGGTTTTATTATGGAACATTATAATCGAATCCAATTCCAATGTCGTGTAATTGGAAATTTTGAAATCATCTGCATTTTGAATGTCCGCGCAAGATTTTTCGTTCAATATTAAACATATATTATCAATGCGACTTCGTTTTGCACTACAATAACCAGAATAACTATCTTCGAATATAAATGTATTTTCTTTAAGTGCGTTGAAGTGTTTAATAGCAGTTAAATAAGGTTCAGGGTCGGGTTTGTGTTTGTCACAATCTTCCGCAGCAATCACTAAATCCACATACTTGTTTAACCCGGTTATTTGCAGAATGTAGTTACATGATTTTCGGTTACTGCTTGTTACGATTGCGATTTTGTGGTTTTTATTTTTTTCGAAAAATGACTTTACGCCTTCTACCAAAATGGTGTTTTCGTATCCTTGTAGTTTCGACACAAACAATTCATCCTTTTTCGAAGAAATTGTTTGAATATCTGTCTCCGAAAATTCGTGGTTTAAATATTTTAAGAATACATTGTCGTCTTTTCCTTTTATAAAATGATTAAAAAAATCGGCATTACAATTTATGTTAAACGTAGCAAGCAATTCACTCCAAACTTCAATATATATTGCGTCTGTGTTAACTAGTGTTCCATCTAAATCAAACAATAACAAATTTGTGGATTTTATATACCTTTCTACATCGTCGGGTGTTCCCAATGAAACGACATCGATTTGTTCTAATTTATACCCTTTAAATGCGATTCCGGAGTTGAGCATTTCCGAAATGACGCAGGATGTATAAGGTTCATTATTGGCGGTTATACCGTTTTCCAACACATAATTGCAATAATAATACAACTCCGATATGTTTGTAAAAGCATAGGCACCAGTATTCGCGTTATCGGATATTTTTTGTTTTTCTCTTATTTTTATCACGCATGAACTGACATCAAGTGAGATGTAGGAATATATTGGATTTGGGTTGGTGTTTTCGGTGTAAAAAATCATATTATATGTGGACGTTCGAAACATATTAACTATGTCTTGTCTGTAAAAAGTATCACAATCTAATATTAAACACTTTTGATGGTGGGGTTTCGACAAAATTTGTTCGATACCGATTTTTAATGTTTCTGCCGCACCTTTCGTATTTTTGTAGAGTTGAATCAAATTTATGTGTGGATATTTATCGGTAATATGTTTGCAAAATTCGTGTTCTTCTAATTCTCGGTTATAAATGATAAAAACCTGGTCTTCAGAATTATATGAAATATTGTCTAATACATGGTCAACCATGCATTTTTCCAATATAGATATCAATGGTTTTGGTTGTAAATAACCATTATTGGCAAACCTCTCACCTTTACCTCCCAATGGTATGATTATATTCATTATATTATTAAATTGAATATAATTACGTATCATCAAACGAAAATGTATTGCAATTTTTCTTCCATCATCTCATTGAGTAGCGAAAGGAATACAGCATTTCAAATCTCTACGCGATTCGACTAGATTTACTCTAAATGTCAAATACAAGTTTCTGCAATTTAATGTCTAGTCGTATGGGTTTTTGCCCATTGCCTCCGGCAGACTAGACGTTAAAAGGTGTAAAAAGGCAGTTCACTAATAGTCATTAAATTAATATAAACATTTACATTCGAGGTGTTTTATAATACATAGCATGGATATATACAATGAAATTAAGAAAACTGACCAATCTGTATATGACGATTACAACAATTTTATTTTTTCAGATGACGCGAGAGTTTTTAATAAAATGAGTAAAAGAATTGAACTGTATTTAAAAATACAAAACTTAGTAGGCGATATATTTGAATTTGGTGTATTAAAAGGTGCAGGTATATCATTGTGGTTAAAATTGATAACGATGTATGAACCGAATAGTATAACAAAAGTTCTCGGGTTTGATTTTTTTGACACAAAGGAACTGTTAGACGAACTAAACGGAACAAATAAACAGATGATGACGGAGGTTGTAAATCGAATTAGTAATGAAGACCTACAAATCGAAACCATTAAATCTAAGTTAAGTCATTTTGACAAGTCAAAATATATTTTAATTAAAGGCGACGCAGTTGTAACATCAAAATTATTTGTTGAGCAAAATGTTGGTGTTAAAATTAAATTACTATATATGGACTTAGATTTAGGTGACCCTACTTATGAGATTTTAATGAAATTGTGGGAGAATGTGTGTTTGAATGGTATAATTGTTTTTGATGAATATGCGTATCATAAATGGGATGAAAGTGTAGGAGTAGACAAATTTTTAAAAACAATAAAAGGGAAATACATACAATACACAACTGGTATCTATTCTCCTACCATGTATATACAAAAAACCGACTATTAATGTCTAGTCATATAACCAATGTATTCGAGGAACCAACATAGAGTATTATTTTCGACCATATTTACAGTATTGTTTTTGCGAGAATCCGCGAGGACGACGGCAATTGATACTTCGTTTGTACTTTAGCGACCATTTCTTAGGTTTTCGATTCTTTACAGTTTTCCTCTTTTCGGGCATATTTTCTATATATCAATCAGACAAAATACGTCTAATCGTCCGAACAAAACAGACGGTTCATCATGGTCGCCTCCAGATTCTCTTTCGACCTCTTAAACAACCTCTCGCCCACCCCATCATCTCGGAACCTGACCGTATATTCCTGCTGAATATTATTGCGTCCAATTCGCCCTATTGCCTGGATGGTCTTCTGTTGGGTCATATTCGTCAAATCTTTCCCGATGAACCCGTGACAGAACTGGTAATTGGTTCCATATATATAGTCCGAAGATGCGATAATCAAGAATAATCGCTGTTCGTAGGCAAGACGCTTCATGATTTCCGCGTAACGCGAATCCGACGACTTGGAAAACACACCAATCCCTAAAATCAGCAATAATTTTTGCTGATTTTCGACATCGAGTGCCATGATCTCTCTTACGTCCTCTTCGTCCACGTTCGGGACAAAGGCGTTTTTTACGAGAGGCGCAGTTTTCGGTAACCAGATTTCTAAGTGCTGTCTGGTATTCGGGATATACATCGCGTTCAAATGCACCGTCTGTATTGCCATGCGCATTTCGTTGATTTGTTCTAGCATCTTCTGTACTTCTTTCGACGCGGGTTCTTTCTCTGCCTTTTTCGACGACTTGTCGTCGGTGGAAGACGACGACGGCGCGCTTTTCGCTTCCACCTCTTGCTCCACCTTCTTGATCTGCTTCATAATAAGATTATTGCGGTCGATTTTCTGTTGAATGATCGCGAAGACAGAATCCGGGATTTTCGATTGCTGGATATAGAATCTACCCACCTTCTCGACATCTTCTGCCAAGTAAATCGTCGGTCCGTCTGTCAATGTATGTGCGTCGGCAGTTGTCAAGAGGATGCCTGATGCGGGGTTGGGAGGAATTGCGGGCAGTTTAGGAAGAGTTGGTGTTGCCGCAACACTATTTTGCCGTGTAAATTCGACACGGGATGTCTCCAACATATTCGATTTAGGAGGAGTGCACTCGCTTTTCATTTTGCGGATATCCACGTCCTTGTCTTCTCGCCCAAATCTCGGTTTCAACGTCTCGACCATATATTCGTGAATCGTGCGCCATTGATCCGGCGGCAATTCTCGCAAAATAGTCAAATAATATAATTTTATCGAATTCAATGTAATTGCGTCGATGGATTTGAAGTATTTAGGAATACGCATATCCTCTCGCAAAAACGACTGAACCTTCTCTGCAAACCGAATGATTTCTGCCACGTCGAAATAGCGGAGGAGTGACCGGTTCGCGTCACAATGGTCGACGCATTCCATGATCAGGGTTCCATAGTCGGGGAACAACGAATGGGGAAGCACGATTTTACCTTCTTTGTTGAGAAGAGAGATGGTTTTCTTGCAATCGTGACTGTCGATGACGTGGATTTCTGCCTCGTAATCTGAGAACTTTGCCTTGAAATCTTGGAGCGCACTGCCGATTTCTTCTGGTTTAGGAAGAGTTGCACACGAGAGGACAATATTGGGTATCTGATTGAGAGACCAGACGCGGTGAATCATATTATGGAGAGAGGATATTTCCGAGTCTTCCTCTGAACCGACACTCGGTTCAGAGCAACCAACGACTTTATCTAGTCCAATCGTCGGTTGCTTCAAACCGCCGACTTTATCTAATCCAATCGTCGGTTGCTCTGAACCTCCTCTTGGTCTGATTTCCTTGTCAAGTCCAATCGTCGGTTGCTCTGAACCTCCTCTTGGTCTGATTTCCTTGTCAAGTCCAATCGTCGGTTCATCCCAATACGTCACAATCTTCTCGACCGAATGGAACGACTTCATATAATACATCGCCACCAAATACGACGCCACATCGCAAATCATAATCTCCACCCGAATACCATTGCTATTGTCCACCTTGTAAATACCCCCCGATTTCCGATTCACCGTATAATCCGCCGCAGCAAAATAATGTAATCTGATATCCGCTGCCGTCTCACATCCGAACGCGAAAGCAACCCGTTTCCCCACACTGATTGCGGATTTTGCCAGTGCCAGTCCCACGTGTCTCGCGGCACATACAAACAGGACCTTGTACTCTTGGGATAGACCAATGGGACTCAGTGTTTTCCCCGTTCCGGTCGGCGCCATATAGAGAACGCATTTAGGAATATTGCGTTTCTTCTTATCCGAAAACACTCGAAACAAGTCGCGCTGATGCGAATATAGCAACTCATCCGCATATTCCATGATCGATTTGTTCCTCTCAATATAGGTCGTAGAATTCGAAAACACATCACGAATCGCATCGAAAGACGTCGTGTCTGCTTTCGCCAAGTACTCGTCGATCTTCTCGAGTAAAAACCGGTTCACGCCAGGAATCGTCAACCGCCGCAAATAAATAAGGGTATAAAGCGCGCTTCTCGATTTTTGAGAATTGACCGTATAGTCGAGAAGGACAAAATCGAATATGGTTTTTTGCTGGGACTCCACCGTCGCGTCTAATTTCTGGATTCGAATCTGGTCTGCCTTATTCGGCGGTTTGATTTTTTTGTCCGTTTTTTTCTGCTTTTCGTCATTTTTATCTGCCGGAAATATTGCGCTAAGTTTGGGGTAAAAATACGTTTTATAAAGGAACCACTCCATTTCTTCGGTCGCGTCGACTTTCATTGTTTTGATGAGCGAGAGGTGGCGATTCGACCGGATATCTGGGTTATGATATCCTTCCATGATGAGCGAGAGGACGCGCTTTTCTTGATCGGAGACGGGTATTTCTACCGACCCCCATTCCGATTTCGAGAGTTTGGTTTGAGATAAATCCATGTTTAGGGTTGGGTTAGGTTATAACGGTGGGACGATTGTTGCGTAATGTTCATATACTTTGCATCAGGATGTGTTTATCTTTATTTTAAATATACATAAATCTTTATGTACGACATTTATCAACCGCACAATTTGATAAATGTCCTCTCTACTTCAATGGGCATTTGAGTCTGTCATGCCATCATTCAGTGGTCGTTCTATTGGGTTTGACGACCTTTTATATTGCATTCGAAACCCTGCAAAATATGCGATTATACATACGATGTCTGCTACGGAAGGCGTTCTTATCGGCGGAACACTAAGTGTGACAGAAGAAGAGGCATTCATTAACGAATACCTCTCGAAATACGTGGAAAACCAGAAGACGATTGTGTTATATGGACGAAATGGTTGCGACGATTCGCCTATAAAAAAACGCGCCCAATTACTGAGTTTAGGAATTAGCGATGTATATGTTTATGCCGGTGGACTTTTTGAATGGGTGTTGCTGCAAGATATTTATGGGGTAAATGAATTTCCGACAACCGCGGTAGTTGTGGATATCATTGCGTATCGACCTCCCGCGAAACTGACGCATTGACATTGGACATGACTGGTGGAGAGTTGGGTTCGGGTCGGTCTATTTCCACTCGCCAGAAAGTTTATGCTCGGCATAATTTCCAAACATTTGCCGTTTTCCATTCGACAATATGTACAATTGGTCTTTGTTTTTATATTGTACATAACAATCCGTCACAAAATCAGGTCCGGTGGTTTTATAAACATAATAGTGGATTGACCCTTTGTCTGATTGCGATATTTGATCTGCCGTCTTGATATAAATCTGCAAATTCTGGGCAATTTTGTCCACCAAGAATTTCATAAAAGGATGTTTTGCGGTAGCGCCGAATGCATACTGTCCCAATAAGAAGTTCTGCCCCACAAGACAATACGAATTCATGCGCGGGGTCTGGCAACCTAATGCACTTGCATATTCGTCGATGGGGAAAACCGCAGAATGGTTTAGTACGTCGTCGTCGAGAGGTTTAAATGGTTCAATGTCCACGTCAAAGTAAAACCCGCCGTAATGGTAGATTGCCAAGTACCGGAAAAAATCGAGTTTTTGTATGAAAAATGGCAGACGATTATAAATATCGTAATACCCCAGATAGTGTTCGGTGAAAAACTGCTTTATATCATTTTCGTTGAAAAACATGTATTCAAACGACGGATTTAGTTCGCGAAATTTGTTCATATACTGCACATATTTGGAAGGAATCATGGGTGTCCCGCCGTCTTTTTGAACCCATACTTGAATGATAATGCGCGGTATCGTTTCGATCACAGTCGACTCGTTCTTATTTATGGTTTTCACGATTTCCCCCATCCTCTGCTCAAACGATTCCTGCTCTTTTACATGATCCCACGATTGATAGGTCGCGTCATACCGAGAAAGAGCAAACACGATCGCGAATAATATGATTGCTACACTAACCTGAATCGTTTTATTCAAGGTCATGGAAACGAGGATAAACGCAAATATGTATAAGAACGCGTCTTTTGGACCCGTCTCGACTGAGTATAATATCATTTGTATTATGAGTCGATTTTTTTGAAATTCAAAAAATTGAATCGGATTTATTATTCATGGTTGCAAGACATATTCATCTTCAAATTCATCTTCATTGTCTCTATAAACCATGTCCTTTTCTACTAAATGCGATATCACGTATTCTGAGTCGCGTTGTGTATCCTCTGCTAGGGTTCTCGAAGCATTAGAATTAATCGCGTCCTCCGACGTGGTAGGAAAATCCAGCAATATTACGATTATTGATAGAAATATATCCAGTGGCAAACGTCCCAATATGCCATTCATCGTTTCCCTCGAAGGGAACATCGGGGCGGGAAAATCGACCATTGTCGATAAATTACAGCAAAAATACGCGTTGCCATACGAGGAGAGCAAGAAATATTTTGGCAGACTTGCGTTGGAGAAGATCGTGTTCATGCCGGAACCCGTCGACATATGGACAACGATCTGCGATTCCGACACAGGCGAGTCGATTTTGGAGAAATATTACAAAGACCCGAAAACGTATTCCTTCGCGTTCCAGGTGATGGCGTACAATACGCATCTCGAGGCGTTCCGAAGAGTCATTCGAGAAAACCCGGACTGTGTCTTGCTTATTTGCGAGAGGTCGATTGATGCCGGGCGATATATCTTTGCCGAGATGTTGCGCGACGACGGTATGATCGACGATGTGTGTTTCCAGATATACACGAGATTGGTCGAGAGCACGGCAAATGAGTTCCCTCTTGATGCAATCATGCATTTGGATGTGGCGCCTGACATTTGTATGGAACGGGTAGCGAAACGGGCGCGGGACGGCGAAGGAGGGATTCCTCTGGAATATCTGGAAAAATGCGACAGATATTACAGAAAATGGTTGTTTGGTAAGGAGGAACCTACATTCTGTTATCACAGTACGTAGTGTGTCGTAGACTCATATATATTTATATTTATACACCGATTTCTCAGTTATTTGTTGATGTTTTTGCTATATCTCGCAATACCCATTTTATTGCTGCCACCGTATCATTATAAAACCCCGGATTATCGTGAGATTCGTTTGTGATTGGATACAACTCTTTGAAATTTTCCGGAGTTAATGTAGTCCAAGTACCATTGTGGTTTACTTGTATTTTTTCTTGGTCGTCGAGTTTCACTTCTCGCAGAGACGCATTCTCCGTGGAACCTTCGTATTCATGAATGTTTCCGGGGGTACTTTTGTCGTGGATGTAGACGACTCCTTGGGGCGTCACGTAAGTTGCGGAATTTTTGGATATTGTTTTTACTGGTTGTTTTTCTTCTAGATCTGGTTCAGGTTCCGGTTCAGGTTCCCTTAACGATGCGGCAATGGCGATCGGTATAGATGGGTCTATGTAGGGTTCTGGTTCCCTTAACGATGCGGCAATGGCGATCGGTATAGATGGATCTATGTAGGGTTTTGATGGTGTTCCACACTTAGTTTTTAATTCATTACTGGTCAAAGTTACACCGTTATCTTTTATGTATGATATAAATTGAGTTATCTTTGGGTCGGTTCCATTTGTGTTGGTTGGATTGTCCAGGTAATTGAGGTAATATTGAATGATAGGATATCCTTGGGCGCAAATGTGGTTGATTATTTTTTCTTTTAAGCAAAGCATAATGTTGTTCAGTAAACCTTTAAACCCGGGTGGGTCTTTCAAAGAATGGATTTTTATATCTTTTTCGACCTCATCTGGGCCGATTGTACTGGGGGTAGTGTTTAATTTTTTTATAAAATTGACATATTTCATTACGTTTGCATAGTCGTTTGGAAACAATGCGCATATTCTGGTATGCAAACCAGGTACATCCTCCAAACACTTCTCCGGGTTAGATATAACTTCATCGGCGTACCAATTCTTTTGTGATCCAATTATATTTATAATATCTGAGTCAATCCATGATGGGTTCTGGTTAGTATGACCCCTACCATATTCAACGAATCCGAGTATTTCATACGGATTTTTGGTGCAAATATAACAATCAATAATCATATGCTTCAAATAATCCTTGAGATTGATGATCTGGAGAT